GATGGCAATTAATTGCACTAGCTTATTGCTTAGCTGTTGCCGTTAGCAGAGAAATATATTGGATCTGGAGTAAAGAAGGCAAGAAAGGTAAAAGCGCATTTACTAAGTATATGGCTGTTAACCATGGGGCTTTGATTTTAAGCGGGAGTGCCAGCAACATCAAAAATGGTATCTGTCAATGGATGAAAAATAATCCTGATAAAGAGCCCAAGATTATTATCTTAGATTATCCGCGTGCGAATAAGGAAGATTTTATTTCATATGGCGGTTTAGAAGAAATTAAAAATGGGTGCTTCTTTTCACCTAAATTTGAAGGTGGTATGTGTATATACAATACCCCCCATGTTGTTGTTCTAGCAAACAGCCCACCAGAGATGGAACAAATGAGTATTGACAGATGGAAAATCATGAATGTTGATGATTCGACACATGATTTAGAGGAATATCTAGAAGTTAATGATAATATCATGATTAATAACAATGATTATTAATTAAATCTAATTATAAATAAAATTTATGATTAGAAGTAATTTGACCTTCGGTCTGTCCGAGCAAGCTCGAACTCCTCCGGAGGCCCTCCCCAGGCGGGGCCTGGCACATAGATACTATAGTCGCGTCCCGCTCCTGGGCATAGTTTAAACTTGAGTAGAACCTAAGGAAGAATATAGATTCTTACCGCCTTTAAATTCCCATTCAACAGTGCATACGCACTTACCAACTGGAATATTAGGATCATTGTCTTGTTGTATATATAAGTTATGACCATTATATATTACACCACCATTTAAAAGGGGCGACATTTCAGCATCACCAATAACACCAGTTAAAGAATTTGCTGGTATATTGGATTGAGCTGGATTTAACCATGCATCAAGGTTTGGAGTAGGTAACCATCCAAACTGCTTCTTCATTCCTAATGAATAAACAGCATTAACAACATTAGAGGCTGGTGGGTCAGCTTTAGTAACACCAACAGCAATAAGACCAGGTGAGCACCAATTTGGTCTATATATTATCTCCTTATTTTTTACAAAAGGAGATGGATCTGCACCAGCTGATTGAATTGAAAATTGAGCTTGAGCAGAAGAATAACCAGAGAATTTAATATCCTGATCTCTATTCATCATCATATAAAATTGAGGCTTGCCTACAGCGGCTACGCTATTATTCTCTTGGAAAGTGTTGTATAATGGCATATATTCCCATTTTACTTTTTTAGCTCTATAATATTGAAAATTTTTAGCTAGCGTTGTAGCTCTAAAAAATTGAGATAAATTAAAATTGGCTTGATATGGAGTATCTGGGAAAACATCATTAGCAGCTAATGTTTCAACAATAGTTGCATATTGTCTTGAGGGTCTGAGCCCGGCTTTACGGGCAGCACGACGTTTGATAGCCTTACGACCTTTACGCCCGGTTTTGCGGGTAGCACGCTTGCGGTTGCGAAGAGCCATTTTTTTTGTATATACCCTAGGGGGATAAATAAATTTTATTTACTAGATAATTTTTTTATTTTTAAAAAAAATATCTAGATATGAATTATATACATGCCTCCTGTTCCAGAAGTTCCAGAAAGTTCCGAGAAACTAGGTAATAATAAACTAGTTTCTCCCGCACGCAAATGGGTATTCACTTACAATAACTGGGACGAAGAGTCCCGTGAGAAGTTGTTCCAAATTCTTAATAAATGTTCAATCTTTGGCTTCGGCAAAGAAATTGCGTCTACTGGAACCCCACACCTGCAAGGTTGGGTAGTATTTTGTAAAAAAGTCAGACCAATATCAGTGACAGGACATATTTCTAAAAAAATTAATTATGAATTAATGAAAGGTAGCATTGATCAAAATATTACATATTGTAGCAAAGATAGTGATTACGTTACTAACTATACTGCACCTGAGAAAGTGAGCAAGCCGGCAGTCGCAACTGATACGCTATGGGGATGGCAATTAATTGCACTAGCTTATTGCTTAGCTGTTGCCGTTAGCAGAGAAATATATTGGATCTGGAGTAAAGAAGGCAAGAAAGGTAAAAGCGCATTTACTAAGTATATGGCTGTTAA